CCATTTATATATGTTTTCTAATGTTCCTTTAATTGAATACATCATCTGTCCTGCTTTTATAGGATAGAAATATTTGTTTGACGACCTGGGTTTAATAAAAGAGTCATATATTATATATGTTTTTCCCTCCCATTTTGTTGTTCCAGATACGTTATCTGACACTGGGAATATTGGAACTGTTCCTGAATATGAAGAGTACGTTGCACTCATGCTAGGAGTTACATGAAACTGCTCCCAAACATACTCATTGATTGCCACCTCTGGATAACTACTCATAATCTTCTCCTGGAGCAGAAAGAACCCAAGATAGTGCTGTTTTCCTACCCTTTGAACTTGCACCGCCTTGTTTTACTGCTGAATCAAAATTTTTATAATAAGATCCTGGGCGAGAAAAATGATCATAGAATCCAATAGATCTTAAATAAACATTGTCTAGGTATGTTCTGTAGAAGTCTTGAAATACTTTTAAGAATCCCTGATATGTTTCTTCTCCTCCTGGGTTTTCAACCACCAACGGTCCAGCCCTAAAATATTCTTCACCATTCCAAAAGAAATGCATAGCCTTTGCATATTTTGCCATAGGCTCAACTTCAATTTGATTTTCCATAATATAAGCTTTCTGATCAAATGGTTCTTCGGCCCCATTTTGGACACTAAAAGACATAAGAAATTCTGAAGAAATTAAAACTTTTTTACCTGAGGTAATCTTTCTTAGCTCTACGAGCCTTGCCTCTGGAACCCCTATTTCGTGCCATTCGTATATATGATGTAGCATTTCTGGATTTGTTCTGGCCATCATGTCCAGGAAATCATAAAAACCCTCAATGCTTGCTCCTGCAATTCTACCAGCAACATATCCTTCTTTTGCTTTTGTTTCTTTAATAAAGCCATCAGAGTATTTAACAAGATTATTTAAAACCCTCATTGCCTCTTTACCGTCAAATGTTACTGAATACATGATTGATCATCTGCTCTTTTTAGTCTTATTCTATACCCCAAAAAATTGTGAAGTGGATCATACATGGGCTCTATATTTTGTGGTTCAAAGTCTGTTGGGTCTGAGGCTGTTTCTGCCCAGACAACTTTTCCTAAAGGGTCTGTTATGTTGGAGATTACTATCTCAGTAAAATAGTGCATAATCCCTTCGGAATCAATTAAAATATCTATATCAGTTCTAAAGTCCAGAAGGGTGTTGTATTCTATAAATTTTTGAGAATCTACAACATTTGCTATTGTTGATGTTGGTTTTTCTTTAATGGCTGAACACTTTATAGATCTATCTTTTGACCAAGAGCTAACAATTTCTCCAATATCGTTTTGTGTTTCTGTTGAATAATAAATATCGGCAGACATTGGATACATGATTGCAGACAGGTTGCCTAAGGACAACATTAGATCACTCCTGGTCGAATTCTATTCTTATACCTAGAAAGCATCTTGTCAACAATTAAGTTTCCTGTACCGGATGAGGCTCCTTGGGAAAATTTAATCTTAAATTCGTTATTGTCAAACTCTGTAATGTTTCTACTGTAATACCTTAGGTTGTCATTAATTAAATCTTGAATTAGTAGTTGGCACGCATCTTCAATGTCCCCTGGAACTACCTGATGCCCAAAGTCTGCATCAATCAAATAATCGTGTCCAGCAGAGAACGCTACTTCATAATTTCTGTCTCTCCATACCTTTGCGTATTCAACTTTGTTTTGATCTTGTCCAGTTAGAACAATAGAGGTCTTATCTATGCTGGGGCCGTACTGGTCAAGGGTATCATCTTCAAAATCATAAATCAATTCATTGTTTTCCCACATGTAATAAAGTCTAACTATTTGCTCATCAATTGGAAGATAATCAATTCCCATTCCAATAAACTCTTTTTCTTTTCTAACGAATTGAAATTGTCCAGCTTCTGATTCAATTATCTTTCTTGCTACCCTTTCCGCTTCTATTGCCTGTCCTGTTGTTATTGCAAGGCTATTCTTTGTTGCGGTAATATCACAATATGGTTTTACAATGTCAACACCCATTGAAACTTTTAAGTTTTGTGAAGCATCATAAACATTTGCAAAAATATTTCCAGAATAAGTTAGATACCTGGAATCTAGGGTAAAGGTAGCTATTTTTGAAGAGTTTGAAGTAGCAGATGCAGAATATGATTCTCCGGTAAAAAGATCTTTATAATTTAAAACATACAAAGTAGAAGCGCTTTGCATTGTAAATGCCGCCTCAATACTAGTTGTTTCTGGTAGTCTAAGAATCTCCATATTTTATACTCCAAAGAAAACTGCTAGCTCTTGTGGGCTAGCCTCTCTTACCTTGTCTGAAATTTTCATCCATTGCTCTGCTTCGCTTGTGGAAATTATGTTATATCCATTTTCTAATCTAGGAAGTCCTGTGCAATAAAGTGGATTTGGAACAAAAACAGCAACTTTATCTATTTTTTGTTTTTCATCCTTTTTAATAGCCATTATTCCTCCTTGTTTTATTAATTATATCATCTAAAAAGCTTAGGAGGGGAGTACAAGACCCCCCTCCGCAGCGTTAGAGATTTAGATTACTTGCTGCCGAAGGCAACTGCATCTGTCTCTTCGATCTGAACACCAAAACGAACGAACACTGTGTACTCCACGGTATCCTTCTTTGGCTTGAACTCACGGTGAACCGTTACATCTCTCTGGAATCCCCAAATACGATTCTCTGGGAATGTTAGTGAGACATAATCATCTGGAAGGTAAGGAACCTCCATGATTGGTAGACCTAGGACGCGATACTGTAGTGGAGCCCCTACAACCTGTGGGACGCTACCATCAACAATGCGCTCAACGATTCTCTCTGAATTGAGATTACCAGTTTGAGCCAATGAATTTAGTAGGCTTGAGATTGTTGGTGAACCTGCGTAGAACTTCATGGCTGATCTTGAACCACGGTACTTACGTGGCATTGCCAAGATGATATCCTGAAGGTCTTGCACGGTCCATGTAGAACCACTTGAAGTTACGCTTGCTGCCTGATTACCAGAAGCTTCCTTTGCGTAGAAGCCCTGAAGAATCTTCAAGAACGCATTTGTTCCTGAACCAACACCGTTGATGGCAAGATCTTCAAGGTCATTTGCAAAGGCCCGAGTCATAGCCCGAACTAGGTGATCTTCCAACTGCATACCTTCGAGGTTATCCTCAAGGGCTTCAGTTGCGACCTCCCAGTCTAGTCTAATCTTCTTTGTTACAATTTCGACCTTGGTGAAGGCAACGGCTGCGTTTGTGTAAGTTCCGTCTGCTTGATTAGCAGCACGGATAACACGCTCGCCTACGTTAAGCTTCTCAAGTTCTGCAGTATTTGAACGCATAGTTACCTTGCGACCGTCTTGTGCTAGAACTTGCTGCTCCCAAATATACTCAATAAACTGGCGAGATTGCTCAGGACTGAGGATACCGCCATCATCGGTTGTGCTGCCAACGACACCAAGGTCGCCAGCAGTTGGATTTGTGATTGCACCAATGCCACCAGATACAACTACTCCTGCATCTGCGGCTTTTTCCATAATTTCTTCTGACATTTTATTTTTCACCTCCTGTAATATTACCGATATAGGTCAGCGGAATTGAGGAAACGACCGCCCCACATCGACTTTTCTGTTTTATCTTCCTGCACGATCCCGCCAAGATCGCCAGACTTGCGAACAGCGGTGTCATTTTCAATAACATCTACACGCTGTCCAAACTCTTCAACACTACCCTTTACAACGGACACTTCCTCTGAAACACCGCTGATTGACTTTGTAAGTTCGGCTACCTGGTCAGCAATACTTTTGATTGCTGCGGAAAGCTCTTCTACTGCACCAACAACTGAAACTTTAATTTCATCTACAGCTTTTGCCAAGTCTTCGTTGCCTTCTGCAGGAGTAGTGGACTTCTCAACCGTTTCTTCTGTTGCCTCTACAACTTCTTCAAGAGACTCTTCGGCCTCATCTTCAGCAACCTCTGCTTCTTCAACAATTTCAGCCGCTTCTTCAACTGCCTCTTCGACAGGAGCGTCTACCACTTCTTCGGTTGCTTCGTCAGATTTAGCGATTACTTCTTCGATTGGATCTGTATTCTTTCTATTTAGAATTCCCACGTTATTTCCCTCCTTTTCATTTTCTTTAGCAATTGACTTGGCTACTTTGTCAATCGCCACTAATTCGGGTTCTTCACCCGAAACTTTTTCAAAATCATCTAAAAGATTCTTTATTGTTTCTGATTTATTAATATCAGTGCTTTCAACAAAACCAATGTTTACCATTGATTTATTGCTTTGTGGTGAGACGTATGATTCTTCTTGACTTAGAATAATGTTTCCAGTATCTGAACACCAGAATACATTTTCTAAATAATTTTTCTCAATTATCTCCCCGTCGTTTTCATTTTCAAATTTTTGAATAGACACAACATTAGAAGTTTGGTTTGCTGGATTGTCAACTAAAGACAGCTCATACAGGTCGTAATCTTTGATTACCCTTACTGGAGCACCGATTTCTTTGTTGTAAACTTGTTCTGAGTCTTTGATGTTACCGCCAATTGAAAATCCTGTTAGAATTCCTTCGGTAACCTTGTGCCATGTATCTTCCGCACCTTTGGAAACATATACGTCAACATAAACACCATTATAAAATGTTTTAGATTCCTTGTCGAAATACTTGTCTTGCCTAAAAGACACTACTTTTCCAACTGCTAGCGGAGTGTGTTGTTCTCTAACGTTACCCCTAAACTTGTCAAAAGCTCTTGCTGACGCTTCCGCATTAACAATGTCACCCTGCTTGTCAACAACGTCAGTGGTTGCCCACCCTGAAACAATTCTTTTGCTTTGGTCTACTTTGGAGATTGGAACTTGAACTGAAATAGAGTCTCCATTTGTAACCCAAAAAGCTTTTTCAAATGTAGTCATGTCATCACCATTATACATGTATTTTTAAATATATTACTGAACTACTCTTCCTTTGCCACCTGGATTTCTTCCAGTTGGTGTGGCGGTGGAATCTGTTGCGTTGTTTTGTCTTTCAGTATCTCTTTGTCTGTTTCCTGCTGCAGAGTTTTCTGCTCTTTGTTGAGAGGTAAGCTCTACTGGATCTTGACCTCCGTCACGCATTGGCAATCCAATTCTTGTTCTAACTTCATTTGGAACAATTACTTGCGTTTTCAAATATCTTTCGTCAATTTGACTTTGAGTATTTTCATCTGTTAAAGTCAACTCGTTTAGTTTTAGCTTAAACATGTTGGTTTTTTCTTTTATAATCTTGTTTAAAACTTTTTCTAACATTCTTTGGGCTGGACGAGCAACTTGTTCTTTAAAAGTCCTGTCAGACGCAAGGGCTGCTGCAATTGATTGTCCTTGTCCTCCGCCAACCTTTGATATCGGGGTTTGATGAGAAATGAATATATCTTCACGATTTGACTTATGATACTTTTCAAATGACCCTTCTTGAACACCATTCTCAATTGGTTCCATCTTAAACTCAACCTTGTTGTCTGGTGAATCCGCTGGAAGGGGAATAAATAAAGTTCTATGATTTTGCCCCTTTAATCCCGACTGCATAAATCTAAATAACTTGTCCTCTGAGTCATTTGAAAGTTTTGCACCTTTAAGGGTGACAACATATCTTGGAACTGCTTTATTCTCAAAATAATCTATGTTGTATTTAGCAGCTAGTTGATCTCCAACCACAGCCATGGAAGATGACAAAATATCTGGAATTCCATAGTAACTATTCTTTGGAGTATATTTCTTTAGATGAATTAATTCATTTGGCCTGGGGTCAGTAGTTATATTATTTGGAGTAGTTTTGTCTTGAAAGTTTTTAAAGAATACTGTTTTTTGATTTACTATCTGAATGTACCCGTCTCTTAACCTTCTAACTCTAATTGTTGTGGCTGGAATGTGTCCAATATAACCAATCTCTCCAGCAACTGTTCTACCAATTTCTATGTAACCATTTCCAGTTGCTTCGTAATCTGTCCAAACTTTTTCTAAAATATGCGTAAAGGTGTCTTCATCATTTCTTTCTTCTATCCAGTTTGAAACTTCTACCTTGGCTCTTTCTACTTTCCTTCTTGCTCTCATCATAGATTCATTGTTTGGAGCTTCCTCAAGGGCTTGCATAACTGACTCTGTTATATCAAAAGAATATCCAAGGCCAACGATGTTGGCCACCTTTGCGTTTATGGCTGCGTGATTAGCAAAAGAGCTATCAAAGAATGTTGCCAATTCGTCAAGGTTGTAGGGGGGAATTACAACATCAAAAAGGCCATATGCGGTTACTACGTCTTGAACTGGAATTAGTTGCTTAGACTTAGTTGAATCTGCTCCAGTCCAAACTTTATTACTTCTGGCTGCTTTTCTTTTAAAATTATTGTCAAGGCCGTCAAATTTCTTCACTTCTTCATAGTTTGATGCAAACTCATCAACTACTGTTTTCTTTATTGAAGATTCTGGCCTATCTATCTTTGCTCTGTATTCTGTTTCTTCGTCATTCTCCATGCTTTTTGATCCCCCTTGCAGCATCCATCCATGCGCCTAGATCGGTATCGCTAGGGATGTAGCCTTCCTTTAGTCTATTGATTTGTTCGGAGTATTCTTCGTCAGACACCCTACGGACTCCTGGCATGAATTCTGCCTTACCATCAAAAAATCCATAGTGCCTAGCGGCATTGGTTATTTTTGAAATAGAATCTAGGTCATGAATTTTAGA